ATCGTTGGCGCGTGCCAGGCTTTTTTCAAATGACTTGAAGTCAGCAGAAAGCTGAACAACCAGACTTTCGAGGTCGGTTCTTGCCATAATCAACGATGTCCTGATAAGAAAAAAGCTCGCAGTCACGCGAGCTTGGGGATGTTAATGAAAGCACTGGTTGGCGCTGCCTGCATCGCGATTATCGCGTTCGTCGGGTACTATTTTTGGAATGAGTACCGGACAGCAGAAATGCTGAAGAGGCAGGCGTTCGCCACAGATTGCGGGAAAATTACGAGCAATAGTCCGACGTTTGACGAGGCTTACACCAAAGCAATCCCACAACCCGAACATGTAAATCGACTAAGGAAATGTCTCGATTTTTACGAGAGTGGGAAGATGCCTAATTAAGCTGGCATCACCCAGCCTTAATCCAATCCCACAGATCGTCTTTTTCGGACTCTGACAGCTTGCCCGGCTCGTCTGGCGTATTCGCTTTGATGTATCCGTCAAGCGCCGCCATGTACTGCCACATCGACATTTCTCGAACGTCCTGTGGCGTGTAGCCTAAAACTGCGCCGTTTCCGTAGATGGCGGCAAATCTGATCTTTCCATTGGGGAGACTGTCGATTGCTTCTGACTTGCCGCTCCCTGCTCCCCCACAGGCTCCTCCGGTACGCCCTGAATACCCGCCTGAAGTATCGCAATAGCGTGAAGCAGATTTTCGGCGGGCGGACGCTTTTCGACATATCGCTGCACAAGCTTCGTGGCGTCGGTCGGTTTCATATCACCGCCGATCAGCCCTTGGCGAATTACGTTTGCAATATCGCCGATAAAGCACTGCTTCGAAATCAGGCGCTCAAGAATAACCCAGGGGCCCGCATTGCAGGCCTCCTGAAGTGCTTCGAGTTCGCCCCAACCCAAGCGGAATGTGTAATCATCATCCGCCCAGGTTAGCTCAATCGACGCGTCACGGCTCATTATGGTGTCGCCGGCGTGGACGTACGAACCATGACGCCGTCAGACTGCAGGCTGACGTTGTTTGTCGCGCGCTGGCCGTTGGTTGCGCCAACTTCCATGCTTTCAACATGCATGAAACCGGTCCATGTGATTGTCTTCAACGGGAATTCCCATTCGACCTTGACCGGCACCGAGTCGATGCTGTCCACGGCTTCAAGCCATGAATCGACGCTTTCAGCGGCCAGCACACCTTCACCACTCACACTCATCGAAAGGCTGGTCGCATCGCGTCCCACCCAATCAACAAGATCGGGATTCGTGCAATCCGGGATATTAACCTCTTCGAGGCCCTTCGTGATGGTGATAGAGCGCTGCGTAAAACCGCAGGGATTTTCATAAACTGTTGGGGTCGCGTCATTGCCGAGCAATACGCGGATCTTCCCCGACTTAATCGTCGTGGCTTGAGACATGTTAGTCCTCGTGATTTGGTGGTGGTGAAATCCAGCGCTAGCTATGGCGTCTCGATGACTGCCGTGTACTGGATGGAAGCCTGATTGATGCCGGGAGCGCGGATGTAGTCAGTTCGCCAATAGTCGAAGGTGACGAGAGCGTTCACCGATAGCGGCGACTCCCATCGTCTAAGCGCCTTGGTGACGGCGTCAGCGATTTGCCGAACCTGTTTCTGGCTTGGCAGAGACGACCAGCAATTGATCTGGAATGTGACGTCGACCGCATCAACGCAATCAGCACTGTCATCAAGAGATGACGCACTGCCAAATGACACATACGGGTAGGTTGCGGCCGGTATAGTGCCATTGGCATCGGCAGGAGGGTTGTCATAAACCTTGTCAGCACCGATTAGCGTTGTCAGTGCAGCGTTCTGCGATAACCGCGCATAAATCGCAGTTTGAAGTTCCCAAACAGGATCCATCGGTCAGCCTCCTGCGGCTACGGTTTTCGCTGCTTTGGTGACTGCTCGACGAATGCGTCGCCTTGCTTCCTTCTCCTTTGCTCGCCATGTGACGAAGAAGAATGGTTGCTTGCCTTGGCCTGGATTTTTCGTTCCGGGGAACATGCCTGAGTTTTCGAAGCCACGCGTACCAAACTCAATCCAGCGCGCGTAGTACGCTTCTTTATTGCCGGCATAGATCGTAATCGTCCAATCAGCGGCAAGGCTGGCTTCGACTGTGGCAATGACCATGCTGCCTTTCGG